GGTATCGATCTACATTAGGAATAGTCAAAAATTTATAAACTGACCTTTGCTGATCAATCTTGATCGCATAAGGAAAGTCGTTATTATAAAATGTATTAACTGCCTGTTGAATATCAGCGCTAGATAACGCAGCTTCGCTAGCCGATGCCGTTAAATGCCGAACCTTCCTTTCTATGAAGGCATATGTCGAATCAGCTTGCGCAACCGGAGTTATCATATATTCCTCTTATTAAAAGCCGACTGGTACAAATTTATGAAGCCACTCGCCCTCTTCATCCTTGTCTAATGGAGCTTCATTATCTCGAACGGGAGCCCCATCCAAGCTAACTAAGCCAGATCTCTTCTTCATGATTTTGTTTTTGTCGTTAACTTCATTAATAAGGCCCATAGGGACGTCATAAGTTTTACCAGGAATGAAATGCCACATTTGAATAGGGTCACCGGCATAGCGGCAATACGGCTTAGTAAGTCTTTCATGTTTCCCCCTTGAGTTCATGTATTCAGCCTTTACAAGACGAGAGTCTTCTTTCTTCTGTTTTTCTATTTCTTTCTTGTGTTCTGGCTTCATATTTTTAAAGTCATCGAAAGGAACGCTATTGGTCAACGTGTTGATAAGGCCATGAGCCTCACCACTAGCAGTTGCCATCATTAATTGTTTGGCCATCTAATTACCTATGTTGTTTAGTGATTGAAACGGAACCAAGTCCGTTGTGTTGTCATATTCCAGATTCTTTGACCCATAGGGGGACAAGCTTGCTGGAGATTCAACTCTAGTTACAGGGACAGAAAAGGCATCGAAATGAGTAGAGTCTAGGCTTAAGGTGAAAGCATTTCCGCTTATTCCTAAGATATTTCCTACCAATCCATTTGCCTGATACATACCATAAGTTTGAGGTACGTAAAGTCTTACATTCATCCCAACCTTATAGGTATTCACTCTCGGATTTGGCGCCGTATTAACCAGGGTTGTTGTAACCACCATTGGCATCGACCTTGTGATATCTGTTATCACAAGCGAATTTGGTATGGTGTTCACACCGGGTAAATACTGATTTGCCATCCTTATCCCTCAATAATAGGGAGGGGCGCGATGCCCCATCCCTCACTTGAAAATTAGCTAGCAACAGGCGCGTTAATCGTTCCTGTTTCCATCTTGTACGCTTGCCATACGATAATGTCATTCGCTGCACCACCAGGGCTTTGTGCGCCTGCTGGTAGATACATAAATGGAATGAAGTTACCGGAATGGTAAGGTACATACTGGAAGTTATAGCCAGTCTGAACGTTAGTAATCGGGTTATACTGAGTACTTTGACCCGCAGAAGTAACAGTTGCAAACAACTGAGTTGTTGGCGATCCTGTGCTTGCTGGGAAGGCAAAAGTTGTGAAGTTAGTAGTATTCACGTTGATAGTGAATGTATAATCTGTCACAGCAGTAATAACTGGAGGTAAGTTCTGTGGCAAGTAGTAGTTGTTCAACTGAACCATGCCGAATGACCCTGGAATAGTGAATTCAACTTTCTGACCTACAACATAGTTATGTTTTTCAGAAACAGTTACAACGCCTTGTGTGGCTTTAGTAATTCCTGTTACATAAAGGAATCTTGGCTCTACTGGCATCATTTTGGCGATGCGTCTTGCAATTACGGCAGCTGCTGGTGCTGCAAAACCGGAAGCATCAAGACCTAATAATGTAAACCCAGATCCAGAAACTGAAGATATGGTGAATGCCATGCCTGCAATTTGTAGCATCCCTGTAGTCCCATATAGCTGAACGACATCCCCTTCCGAGTATGTGTTCGTCATAGTGACAACAGCAGGGTTTGCCGCTGTAATAGCTGTACCGGTTACCGCTGCCTCTGGTTGAGGAGGAGCAGAAACGTAGGTAAAGCCGTTAGAAGCTGTAGCTGTAGAGAATTTATCCATGTTAATGGCATTAGTGCTGTTAGTTTTCTTCCAGCGAATGCCATCATTGATAGCGGTTAATCCACCTCCATACCATTCCCCTCTTACAACAACACCTGGGTTAGCAGTTGTTGCCATTTGAGTTAGGTTTGTGGTGATAAAATAATCAGCACCGCTTGGCAGTGGAATCGTTTGATTCACTGCTGTTGAGGGCTGTGTAAAAGTACCTTGAGTTACAATTGTAAACGGCATATTCTTTATCTCCTTATGATGGTTGGAATGTTGTTACGTTCAAACCAGAGATCCAGTTTTGATTTGTAATCGCACGAGCGATCGCAAACTTGGCATATAACTGGCTGTTCTGTGCAACAGAGGAAACCACCCAAGGCGGACGATATCCGATTACGGCGGTGTAGTTATTCTGTTCGATTTTAGCAGCAGCTTCTAGACCAAACATCGGAATGGTATAGACTGTTCTGCCTAACATTGAGATGCCGGGTGTCTTTGCAGCTTTAGAGGAAACAAAGAAACGGAATCTGCTGATAGAGCAGTATTCTTCTGGGCGGATGCCTTCTTGTGTTGGGTATGCTGATTTTAGCAATACGCCTTGCACTTTCTGAAGGTCGGCAGCTAGGTTAGTGTTTGCAAGCGCAATAAATGCATCTCTCACACCCCCGGTCGCGAACTTCAAAGTAGCTTCTAGGCTAGTAAGCATCGATCTTGCATCGTTACCAAGTAAGATGTTTTCGATGTTGTTAACGTCATTCAAGCTGATGTTACTTGGTTGATCGCCGTTTAAGCCCCCAGTGGCGTTTATATATGAAACAGAACTTGAAAAAAGATCACGCATTAAAAGATCTTCCTTTTCTCTTAGCCACTGACCTAAAAGTGCAGTGAATTTAGTAAGAGTCTTGGAGTTCTCCCAAAGCACTACTTGCTCGTTAGTAACGATGGATTTCGCATAGATTTCCATAGTTGCATCGATATCTGTACGGACTGGGACTTCAGATGCTGGATCAATTCCTGAGCCATCTAATTGACCGCCGTCAGTTGATAGGCGCTCAAATCGGCTCATACGTGTGGTTTTACCCACGTAGCTTTCTGCATGATGTAAATCAACACCGAAAGAGTGGATCAAATTAAACATTGGTGTGGAAAGTAGGTCTTCAGATGCCTGAACTGGAAGCTCAGGAGCCATATTCTGAATACCGGTTATTCCGGTTGAAAATGACATAGTTGCCTCTCTTAGTAAGTTAAAAATAAATTTCTATCTTACGTTTAAGAGGCGTAGGCTCTTTGCTAGGGCGCCAGCCTAGCTTTTGGTGCTAGGCTCACAATATCAAGTTATATTTTTAATTACAACGAGATTTCAGCTTTTCTATTTCCCCTGCCATTACTGAAAACGCATGCGCCATACAAAACGGGTTAACCAGATGTGCTGGAATCTCCTGATCCGGATATTGCTCTTTATATGCCTTGCATACTTGTTCATTATGTTGTCGAAACATTTCTGCATGTTCTGCAAAAGTGGTTACAAGCTTCTCTATTGAATAATCGTGCTCCATGCTATTTCCTTTTCTTACGTTTGGTTGTTTTTGGTTTTTCATCTCGACCCTGAATCATTAGAAAAATGACATATTTGGTCAATTCTTGCAAAAGCAGATTCTGCCTATATTGAAATTGGTCTGGTGAGCCATGACATACAAGCATCGACTTTTGATATGCATCTAGAAGGCTATTAAATAGCTTTAGCTCTACTTTAGCAATCCTGTCATCTGGATTTTCTTTTGTCATATTAAACCCCTTTGATTATACGTTGCATTCTTGCGTAATTTTCTGCCCTTCTAGCTTCCACATCTTGCCAAGATTGCCTTACTGGCGTTCCGGGAGGGGTTGGGCCAGGGCTTGAAATAGAGCGTGGTTTATTGCCATTAATCTCAGCTCTCATTGCTTCTTTTTGTGCCGTAGAATGATTAGGAATAAACTTTTTAACAGCGTGATAGATGTCATGCCATTTGTCATATCCTTCAGAGAGTCTTTGAAGTGGCCTAGAAACCTCAGGATAATGGTAATCTAAGTAATCCAAATTGTCTTGAGAACAGACTAGCCCAAAATCTGGAAAATCTCTTTTTATTCTATTAGGATATTCTCTTCTTTCAAACTCGACTTGGTCTTTTTTGTATTGCTCTTCTTTCTTGCTGAGAAGTTCGTTTACCTTCCTTTCAATCCTCTGTTCTTCAGTCTCATCTATTTGCTCATTGCCTTGATTAATGCCATAGTATTGCTGATACGCTTGAGGTGATGGAGTTGTCTTAGTTGCAAATGCTGCTTCCATTGCTGCTTTAAGCGCAGCAACTTCTTGTTCTTTCTCGGCAGCTCTTCTTTCGGCAGCTTCTCGCTCTGCTCTATCTTTTTTTCTAGCTTCACGAAATGCTCTCCAGTCTGGATCTTCTTTAACTTCTGGCTCTTTCTGCTCCGCTTTGTTTTTATCTAGATTTTGAGGTGTTTCTTGTGGTATATTGACTTCAGGTTTTACTTGAGACACGATTGTGTCTACGGGTATCTCAGCCTTAGATTGTGGCTGAGCAACTTCAGGACTTAACACTGTCATATTGGAGTCTCCTTATGGGTGAAGATGCTAACGCAAATGTAAAGGATTTTTTTGAGAATGTAAATAATAATTTTGCCGCCGAATTAGATATGCAAAAGCTAAAGAAAGAGCTGCGTCAAAAGTTTGATGATTATCAAAAGACAATGAAATACCTATTAGCCGATGCGCCAATTGAAGTCCTATGTCTTCCGAAACCAATTGAGACGATATTACTCAATGAGGGCTTCCTTCGTATCTATGACCTTTTCAATGCTGATTTTGTCAAAATCAAAGGGCTCGGTGCTGTTCGCATCAGGCACCTTACAACCAGCCTTGATAAGTTCTTCGCGATGCTGTAGAAAATATTCATGCTCGGAGGGCATCGTAATGTCACTTTCATAGCGGATATATTCCCAAAATTTACCTTCGAAGAACGCCACTGACCACGCTTGCATCGTTTTATATCTTTTATCAACTACAGCTAAGCTCGCCAGCTCAGACATTACCATATCGCTGGGCAAGACCCATAAACGTTTTGTTATGGCGCCTATAGTCTTATTATAAAGGAAAACTGCTTGATTAGGACGTGGGGAAGGTAAATAGGGCCAGCAATAGAACTTGCGCCGAATCAGATTTTTGATAAGTGGATCTTTAGCCACAATCATAACGACACAGAACTCATTTTCATCTATCATGTTTCTGTATTTCTCTACAGACTCATAAAGATGTTTCTCGATATCATCAGCCATTGCATGGCCGACCTCAAGCGCGTCGTATTTGGTTTGATCAGCTAATGTTTTTCTAGATAACTCGCCTGCGGAAATTCTTTGTTTCATTTATAACTAAACCCAACCTTTGTTCTTTACTTTTCTTATTTTGATCTTTGAGTCACCTTCACATGTGCCTTCGTAAAAACCGTCTTCACATTGAAAATAAATTATGTCATCGTGAATTTGTATTTCATATATTTCACTTGGAAGCTCGAAATAACCTAATTGACAATTAAAGGTTTTTCCCATTGGTAGAGATTTTTCCCTCATTAAACCCACCCTTTCTTATAGTTTCTTTTGTAGGCGCGCCATTGCTGATTTGTTGGATTTGGAAGGAACTTTTTTAGACTTTTTCTTAGGGCTTTCACTCTTACTTTTCTCATCTTTAAATCCTTTTTGTATTTCAAATGGGGTTGGTATCCAAGGTGGTACGGGTCCTATTATTTCCGGGGCTAATGGGGAAAGCTTCGCTAAATGATCCTGATCCGAAAGTTCTATTGAATAATGTCTTTCTCGCTTTACTTTGGATTCTCTCTCGGGGTCTATCTGGTATGTTTTTTCAAAGGTGCTCATAGCCTATTTGATACTTCCAATGTGTGATTTTATAATCTTGTTTGATATCTAGCCCATCCCACTTCTTTCCGACTGACCAGCCGGGTAAAATGCGAGGGTGGTTCTCTATTTTTAGATAGAGTAAATCATAATCCGCCGGAAGATATTTCTTAGCGTCGGCCCATTGATCATTGTCATATATGACATCGTCATAGAGAAAGTTTCTTTTCTTTCTCTTTTTATGATCATAGATCACATCTTTGCCGACCTTAAACATTAATGGTCGCACTCGTTTGTTTTAGTGTGCGGAGTAGGTCTATCTTTTCCAGATCTTGGAAGAAATGCGCCCCATGAATTATCTGCGCCTTTAGGCGTAAGGTCTCTATTCATTTCCCATTGATCGTTTGGAACTGCTCTGCCATCGCCATGTTTAATGACGTCAGCAGTCTTATTCTTCACATAATCGGGATTATGCTTGTTATGCTTAGACATTGTTACCTCTTTTAGAAGGGTACTTTGACTTAAGAGGCTAGATCCCTACCGCCATTTCCCCCAAATATTGATTAATGCTTTGCTTTATGTTTTTTAGTGTAGCTAGATAATGCGTCAACAGATGCTTTGTATTCTTCCTGTTGATTCATCTCAGATGAATATCTAGTTCCGCCAACTTGAACATCACCGGGCTTCTTTTCCCAATGACCTTCGTTAAATTTTTTCATTGCGCCAGGCATTTGTGCCATGGATTCTTTGCTATGTGCCATATTGTCCTCCTAGACAGCAGATGCTGCCGTGTTTGTTGATGCCTTGTTTACCCCTTTGATATACTCGGCAAGTTCTAAATTAGATCTAAAGTTGGCGAGGTCCATATCTTCCAATTCAATCATCGTCTTGACCATTTCGAGGTCCGCCTTTGAAGATTTATATTCAGCGTCAGCAAAGAGATCCTGAACCTTAGCCATGCGCTCACTAGATGAAGCCAAAAGATCTTGCTCTCTAGCCATATCCGTTTTAGCCTTAGCCATGATGCCCATAATCTTAGCTTGATCCATTTGTTGAGATTGCTGAGCCTCCTGCTGGGCTTGTTGGGCCTGCTGTTGAGTGACCTCTTCCATATCTTTAATAACTTGTTGTTTATCGCTAATAAACGCAGCTCGTAATATTGACTTGTCTGCAATCGGCATACCCAATTCTTTGAAATGTAGAAGCTGCTGAAGTTCCATTTGTCGCTGCGTTGTAGAATAATTTCCTTCTTCGACCGCAATTGCATACTTTTGGGAGTGTGATGACCAGAATCTTGGATCTGCATCGCGCCCAAGGATATTGCGAACTTTACCTTTACTAAAGTTCTTACGAATGGCTTGAAGCCTAATCTTCCCGAAGAGTCTCTGACTATAGTCGAGTTTATCAAATATAGTTTGAAGTGTTGTAAGACCAGCGCCCTGTCGTAACATTGAAAGTATTCCAGCCTTATCGTCGGTCGCCGATCCCAATAATTCTTCATTTACCCCCGAAATTTTAGTAATATCTTCTGCCAGACCATTTGATAACTCAAGTAGAGATTGAGGTATAGCCACAGGCTCAATTCTTTGTATTTCATTTGGTTGCCTTCCTGCTTTTAATGGTATAAGGAAGCCATCGCCTCCACTTGATTGTCTAAAGGCTTTTGGATCTGTTACAACATCAACAGGGTAAATCCAACCAGCATTTAAGCTAGATTGAAGTAATTGAAGCTCGATCACCTTACGCATGTTATAAAGGAACTGGCTATCTCTGAGGTTTCTGATGATCCCCTGTTTACGCCATGCATATGCCTGGATGTCTTGCTCAATATAGCATTGCACTGGCACGAAAGGATAGTCATCGATTCCTAATAAATTTTTACCATGGTAGACAATATTCCCAGAGAGCGC